TATGAATTCTACACTAGTCTTGCTGTTAAAAACTATTTCCAAAACGGAGGTAGCACAGCACTTGTAACTCGTGTAGCTGATGATGCTGATAGTTGGACAGCAGCTTCTGCTAGTAACGTATCAGATAATGGTAAAAACATTGCAGATGGCCCATTTGTAATAGAAACTTTAGGAAAAGGAGAATTATTGAATAGTGTTGGGCCCGATTATACTGGTGGTGCTCTGCACTCCGGATCTAAGGATAACATTAGATGGGAAGTTAGTAATGTAAATGAGGCAGCAGGAACGTTTACCATCTCTATTAGAAGAGGTGATGACACAACTAATGCTCCTATAGTACTTGAACAGTTTACCAACTGCTCACTTGACCCACTTTCACCCAACTATGTAGCGAGAAAAGTAGGAGACCAGTATTTTGAAAAAGATGATACTACGGATCCTGTCTCTATTAACTTAAGAGGTGAGTATCCCAATAAATCCCAATACATTAGAATTTCAGCTGTTAATGGATCAACCTATCAATATTTAACCCCCAACGGAACTGTGAATATAGATAGTGATGGTGTACCTTTTTCACAATACTTACCAACCTCTCAAAATGGAACTTTCGAAGGAGGTGCAGGTAGCAATATATCAGGAAATCCATTATTTGGTGCTGAAATTACCACGAATAATATCCAAGGTTTAACCACTACGGATTATGATGATGCTGTTTCAATTCTTAAAAATAAAGAAGAATTTAAATTCAAAACATTAATAGTACCTGGTATTAACCAACAAAACCATTCTACTCTAGTAAATACTATTGTTGCTAACACTACCAATAGAGGAGATAACTTATTTGTAATGGATACAGTAGCGTATAATGCTGACCAGTCCACTGTTAAGACCCAAGCGGAATCATTAGATACCAACTATGCTGCTACTTATTGGCCATGGGCTCAAGTTAAAAGCACTGAATTGGGTAGAAACGTATGGTGTCCAGCATCTGTGATTGTTCCTGGTGTATACGCTAAGAATGATAGTTTAGCTGCTCCATGGTTTGCACCTGCGGGTTTAACTAGAGGTGGTGTAACTAACGTACTTAAAGTTGAAAAGAAATTATCTAAAACACAAAGAGATGATCTCTACACTTCAAAAGTTAACCCAATTGCAACTTTCCCAGGACAGGGTATTGTAATATTTGGACAAAAAACACTCCAAAATGCTTTAAGTGGTCTTGATAGAGTTAATGTTCGTAGATTGTTGTTGGATGTTAAAGACACCATTGGTGGATTTTCCAGAAAACTTGTTTTCGAACAAAACACCCAACAAACTAGAGACCGCTTTGTAAGACAAGCAACCCCCTACCTGGAAAGCTTAGTACAAAGACAAGGCTTATATGCCTTCCAAGTTAAAATGGATGGTCAATTAAACACACCTGACATTATTGATGAAAACAAATTAGTTGGGCAAGTATTCTTACAACCTACTAAGACTGCCGAATTTATAGTATTAGACTTTGTCTTAACACCAACCGGCGCTTCTTTCACAGACTAATATATGTATCAATAACCAACAACATTTAAAACAAAAATAAAATGGCAATTTTAAAGAACGAACAATTAGGCGACATCGGTATGTTCTACAAGACATACGAGCCTAAAACCAAGAACAGATTCTACTTCGACATTGAAGGGGTTCCTGCTTACCTTGTAAAAAAGGCTGATAGACCCAAACCATCGTTCGAAGAGATCACCCTCGACCACATTAACCTCCAAAGAAAACTCAAAGGACGAGTTTCCTGGGGAGATGTTTCTTGTGAGTTGTATGACCCAATTAACCCATCAGGTGCACAAGCCGTAATGAACTGGTTCAGACTCCACCACGAGTCAGTAACAGGTAGAGACGGTTACCAGGATTTCTACAAGAAGGATGTTAAATTCCGTTCTTTAGGTCCCGTAGGTGATGTTGTTGAAGAGTGGGAATTAAAAGGAACATTCATCAAATCAGTTGACTTCCAAGACGCTGATTGGTCAAATGCGAATACTGCCCAGACCATTGGATTAACCCTTGCTATGGATTATTGCTTATT